TTTTTTATTATCTTCGTATGATATATTAGCAGCTACTATTGGGGATTTTTTAACATCTTCATATGATATATTAGCAGCTACTATTGGGGATTTTTTAACATCTTCATATGATATATTAGCAGCTACTATTGGGGATTTTTTAACATCTTCATATGATATATTAGCAGCTACCTGTTTAAATTGTTTACCAATATAAGGATTACTTTTTCTTATCATCGATTTAATAGTTATTCCTGTATATGATGTACCGTTTCCCTTATGTTTTCTATTAATGCCATATTCTTTATATTTATATATAAATGTTGTCATCATACGACCAAATGATGAATGAAATCCAGTTGGTATTTCTAAATCAGGATATAATCTGATGAAATAGTCACAAAATGTTTCTCTTAATGTTGTAGCGTTAATTTCGTAATTATCACCTAATTCACATTCATTCTCTATGAAATCTATTAAATTTTGAATATTTGATAATTCTACTATCAACGAATTTTTATATGTAATAAGTTCTTCCCTTCTAGATTTTAAACTTCTTATGGCTTTGTCAATTCCTTCGATTGTGTCGTCGTATTCTAATGTTATTATTGCGCTCATTATTGTGATGATGATATTATTTTTATCTATTATGTCATCATTTAGACCATTTTATTATCAATTAATTATAAAAAAAAAATAAAATGGTCTAAAGGAATAATTAATTACCGGTAATTGTGCATATAACCATTTAAAATAAAATAAAAGAATATTTTAGTATAATAATACAATCAGAAAGATAAATATTATTGATAAATAATATCTATTTTTAATGTTTATTTTTCCCCACATTAGGAATAATTAACCCCAAAGAGGTATAACGGCAAGAGTTCTTATTGTTTTCTATAATTTTATTACAATCCGATATAATTTTATCACTCTCTTCTTTAATTTGCATATTTTTATTTAAGGTTTTTTGATGAAATTTTTTCTCTGGTCTATTTTCTATCCTTTCTTGTTTTTTCTTCTCTTTAGATATTTTATTTCTTGCTTCCAAGATATTTTTATCTTTTTCTTTTTCTTCTAATGTAGGACTTCCCCTATATTTTAATATATATAATTCATCATAGTCCCATTTTGTAACTACTATTCCGTCATCATTACAATAAGTTACTTTAACAGATTCATCATAGCTCTTACTTATTTCATTATCATAATTATATGTTTCTAATTTAATTTTCTTCGTATTTTTAAGTTTATTATCTTGTTCTAATCTCAACAGTTCAATTTCTTCATCATTATTAATATTATATCTAATATCGAAAAAATCCACACATAATATTATCTTCTTCCCATCATATATATTTATTCCTACTTCATCATATATTTCATCATATGTTGAAACTTTAACATGTATATTAGGTACAATTGACCCACATATTTTAGTAGCTAAATCTTTATGTTTACTGTAGATATGTTTATAAGTTAATAAATATAAATTGCTTATTTCTATCATATCATCAACTATTATCATATTCTTATTGTCATGTAACCAATAATTTTTATATAATGTATAAGCTTTAACATCATCTATTTCATCAATCCACGGATCATTTTTTATACTTGATGTTGATGATATTGTAGAAGTTTTTACAGTATTTAATGGGTTTGTCATTTCTGATAAAATACTAGGTGAAGATGATCTAGTTGAAGTATTTATTACTCTTGGTGATGGTGGAGGTTTATTAATACTAGGTGAAGATGATCTAGTTGAAGTATTTATTACTCTTGGTGATGGTGGTGGTTTATTAATACTAGGTGATGATGATCTATCCGAAGTATTTATTACTCTTGGTGATGGTGGTGGTTTATTAAAACTTGGAGAAGATGATCTAGTTGAAGTATTTATTACTCTTGGTGATGGTGGTGGTTTATTAATACTTGGTGAAGATGATCTAGTTGAAGTATTTATTACTCTTGGTGATGGTGGTGGTTTATTAATTTCTTTCATTTTGTTTATATCTATATTTGTATTTCTTTATACCATTATGACATATTATTTCTGACATATTATGTCATCATTAAAATAATATAAAGCATTATTAAATATAATAGTTATAAACTGATATTCATATAAAGAATAAATTTTTTACTGATGACATGATCATTTTAAAAAAAGATCATCAAAAAATGATAAGAAAAACGGGGTCCATTTAATACTTTTTTCTTATATTGATGACATATTTAAATTTCAAGTATGTCATCATTGCATATATAAAAAAAATTGAGACTTAATGACCAATTTTAGCTATCATATGATGATGACGTATTATTTTTTTTACGTCATCATCATTAAGTTATCTATAATTTATACATATTTTAAGCGCTTGAATTTTATATAAATTATAGATAACTTAATGATGATGACGTAAAAAAAATAATACGTCATCATCATATGATAGCTAAAATTTATCAATAAGTCTCAATTTTCTTTATATGTACAATGATGACATCGTCATTTTTAAAATATGTCATCAATATAAGAAAAAAGTATTAAATGGACCCCGTTTTTCTTATCATTTTATGATGATGACGTAAAAAAAATAATACGTCATCATCATAAAAAATGTAGATTTATATAAAATTCAAGTGCTTAAAATATGTATAAATTATATATTCTTAATGATGATGAAGTAAAAAAAATAATACGTCATCATCATAATCATAAAACAAAAGGTCCAAGTGGTACTTGTTTATATCAATTACTTAATTAAGAATTAAGTAATTTTTAAATATATCATCAACAACTTTTTAAATATTATCATAGTTAACTTCCATATGAGTGCCATATAAATAATTATCATTAAAATAAAAGGCTTTTCCGAGTTTATAATTTTTTAATTGTGACGTTAGCGATCTAACATTAGGATAAGTAACATATTCAATAAGATTTTTAATTTCGATCGGATGAATACGAGTGACTATAATATGATCAATTTGAGAACGTGACATATTAGAAAGACCCTTAATTGCTTGTTGTACAACAATAAGAGAAACCTTATATTTTCTTATCTCTGTAGCAAATTTATTTAGAAGTTTTTTATGTTGACTATCTGATCCAATCTGTGACATCATATCATCAAAAATAAATAAATAATTACGCCTATTAGCTTTTGGTGTATTTTCGATTTCTATCATAGTATCAACTATTACATCAGGATTAAATGAACTATAAAAATATTTTTCTTTACATGGTATATTATAATATTCACCTTCTTTAACACTTGAGGCCATAACAATAATAACATCAAAATTATTATATTTCATAAATTGTCTCATAAAAACTGTTTTTCCACTACCTGATCGACCAACAACACATACACGCTGACCTTGTCCACCATCTTTTTCCATAACACTAAATATTTTATGATGTAGGAGTAAAGGTGTCGTTTGTTTTATTTGATCCGTCATTATTTTTAATAGGTTTGTTAAAAATATTAATATAATTATTATCTAAAGTATTAGCTAAATGTACATTTGCACCAACCGTAACCATAGTTAACCCTAAAACACCATACCAAGGAAGAGAAGCAGAAAACATACCATTAAGTTCAGCAGTTGCATATTCTAAACTTTCATTTATCTGTTTATTTATCTCTAATGCTTTAGTATAACCTCTTAAATCAGCACCAAAACGAGGACCTAATATTTCTATTTGTTTCGTTGTCATAAAAAAAGCATCTTTAATATTATCAGATGTAATTAAAGATTGTTTACCATTACGTAATTCTTCAAGATAAGCTATAATTTCAGAATCAGACATATAATCTAATTTATCATCAGAAACCACAGTGATAGATTTAACATGTGTTCTATATGAACGTATTACACGTAAAGCATGTAATACTTCTTCCGATCTTGAATCTATAGGGTGATAAGTGGGTTTCTTATTTACTTGTTGTTGTTGTTTAAAATTAGAATAGCTGCTCTCATCAGCTGATTTCTGTTCTAATTCTTTTAAATGATCGGTAAATGCAGAAAAAGAATCATCTTCTGAATCTGAATGGGTTGAAGTTTTACAACCTGAAGGTGTATTTTTATATAAAGAAGCTATTTGCTTTTCTTCAGATGTTAATGAATCTAACTCTGTTATTTTAGGTTTAATTTTATCTGATAAAATACTTTCATTATCAGAAGATGAAAGAGATGATGGAGAAGGTGGAGCCGAATTTTGTTTATTATCATCAATAAAAGTTTTATTTGGTGAAGAAGGAGCAGATTTAACATTAGGAACAGTTTTAATTCTAACAATTTTACGTAGAGGTTCCATTATTTTCTTCAGCAGAAATAATAATTTTATAAATTTCGCATATTAATTTATATAACTCATCGCAAAGTTCATTATTTAATTCTTTTGTACCGCCAAGTAATTTAACTAAATAATTTATAGATATATAATGATCAATTCCTTGCTCTTTATGATTATTAAGAATGTTATAAAATCCTTTACAATAAAGTACGTACATACTTAAAGTACCGGTATTAAATTTAATTGAAATTTGACAATCCGGAGGAAAAATTTCTTGATTTTTCTTTAATAATTCTTGAATTTTTTCTCTGTACTGAATTAAAAGATCTAAATATGTTATTTCCTCACTCATTTATATAATAAAAATATAATTTATCGTTAAATTTGTTTTATATAAAACATATCTATATTTAGCAATTGATCAGTAATTTTGTTAATAACCTCATCATTATCATGGAATTCGGGTTTTAATAAACTTTTAATAAAAATTATATATTTATCGTAATCGGTATTAATATTTTCTAGAAAATATATTATATCATCATAATTATCACATAAAATTATATCAAAATTATGTATTGTTAATCTTTTAACAATTTTATAAACTTTTGTGTTAGTTAGAAAATATTTCTTATAATTTATATAAACATATTTCAATATATCAACAATAAGATCTTTAATCTCTTTAATATCAGCTTCGTACATTTATATATTTAAAATAAATATGTGCTTGTTATTTTTTTTCCTATTTATTAAATGAGTAATACATTAGGAATTGACGTATCGGATTTTAATTATATAACAAATATACCATCGAATGTATTAGGTATTAATATCGGTGATCAAATAGGAATAACAGGAGCGACAGGAGCAACAGGACCTGCAGGAGTGACAGGAGCAACAGGACCTGCAGGAGCAACAGGAGCACCATATGATCCTCAAACAGCAGGAAGAATATATGTTAATAAACAATTTGGTAATGATTTAAATGATGGTAGTCCAGGAACCCCACTAGAAAATCTATCAGCCGCTATTACTTTAATAAATGGATATGGTGATAGTTCTTCAACAAAACGTTATACTGTTATTTTAGGACCTGGAAATTATGGATCTGGTTTTACTTTGCCGAACGGTGTTGGATTAATAGGAGAAAATTTTTCAAATATAGGAACTGTAACACTTAACAACTTTCATGTATTTGAAGGTGTTAATTTAACCCCTGATTATTCATCAGCAGTTAATAGTTCAACCCAATATATTAATTGTGGAATTGGTTCTTTTAATGTTTCAACTGGACAAGTTAGCGATTTAGAATTTAAAGATTGTCAGTTATCGCAAATGAATCTTGATATGGGAAATGGTGATTTAAGAATGCAAAACTGTAAATGTGATACTAATATCACATTAACATTTCCAACTTTTTCATCATCAGCTAATATATGGAATTCGTCATTCTTTAATCTAACAATAACATCAACATTAACAACACCAGTATGTACACTTTATAATTGTAGTATCTCTAACAGTTTAACAATAGATACAATGCAAAATGTACCGATTAATATTGATTCTTTTCCTTCATCTGTAACTTTATTAAATTCTGCTTCTTATATTCTTTCCTCATTAGCTGAAGGTTGTGGTTATACTCCCACATCATCTTCAGATTGGCCAGTAGTACCTTTTAATGTTAAGCAAGGATTAGATACATTAGCAGCTAATTTAACAACTTCGCCACAATTAACTCAAGTTATTTATGTTGCTAAAAATGGCTCAAACACAAATAACGGAAGCTATGCATATCCTAAATTAAGTATTCAAGGAGCGATTGACCAAATAACAACATATGGTGATAGTTCTTTAATAAAAAGATATACCGTTGCCATTTTACCCGGTAATTATAGCGGTGGAATATCCATGATTCCATGGATATCGTTGACTTCAATAGCAGGAGCAAATATAACAGTTTTATCGCCAGGTTCTGGTATATTATTTAACAATTCAGCATTTAACGGAGTGGCTAACTTAAGATGTGGTTTGTATAATTTAAGATTACCAAATGTTACAATAGATTTTACAACAAATATTCCCATAAGTGGTATCGTGGATATTATGAATTGTACAACAGAAACAAATAATTGTACAATAACTTATGATTGTGCTAATACAGATGTAGAACTAAGATTAGAACAATTATCTGGTAATTTTGCGTTAAATAATGTCCTACAATCTATCAAAGCTAGAATTTATAATTGTCAATTCTCTAAACCATCATTCTCAGCATTAATTTTACAATCAACAAATGCTTCAGATGAAATAGATGTAATCTCTTATAACAGTTTTTATGATAATGTAGTATTAAGTAATACTAATGCTGGTACATTTAATGTAACTTTTAATAATACTAAATCATTACTTTACGATTTAACTGATGCTACAATGACATTAGATTCAGCATCTTTTAACAATGCAACAGATATCATATTAGCTGGTTCTTCATCTTATACGAATTTATCTGAGGCTAGTAATTTATCATATAATCCAACGTCACCTTCAGATTGGTCTTTAGTACCTACTAACGTACACTTAGCATTAGATTATTTAGCATCAGCGGGAACGATATATAATCCACAAAATACCGGAGTTATTTATATATCAGAACAATTTGGTAATGATTTAAATAATGGTGGCCCATTTAACCAATTACAAACTTTATCTGCTGCCATTACATTAATAAATGGATATGGTGATGCTTCTTTTAGCAAAAGATATAATATAATAATAGCAGCTGGTTCATATCCAGGAACATTTAGTTTACCAGATTCATGTGATTTAACAGGAGAAGGTGGTATAATAATATTAGGAACTATTATTCCATTTACAACAAATGGTGTACATAGAATTAATAACATAAGATTTGGAATAGATTTTACTGGAGTAACAAATAGCGAATTATACATTATAGATTGTTATCTTTCATCAATTACTATTACGTCAGGTCAATCAAGTGAAATAAATATTTCAAATTCTATTTGTGAGGATATAACTATATCAGATGCAGATTTAACAATTGATTCATCAAGGTGTAATAATATAACTTATACTAGAACAATTCCACTTCCAATTAGAAGACTTAAATTAAATAATTCAGATACAGATAATGTTACAATTACATCACCTTATAATACAGTTGGTGGTTATTTATATTCTATAAGTAATTGTAAAATAGGAAAAGATAATATAACAAAAATATTAACGATTGATACAACGACAAATGTTTTAATTGATAGTAATTCATTGCCAATAACTCAACCAACATTATTAAATGGAGGCTCATTCACTATTAATCAAGAATGTTATTCAAGTAATTATGTGCCAACTACACCGGCAAATTGGAATCCAATTCCTGATAATGTACATGATGCATTAGATACTATAGCAGCTAATTTAAATTCTTCACCTCAAATACAACAAATAATATTTGTATCAAAAAATGGAAATGATTCTTATGATGGTAGTTATTCTTATCCTAAATTAACAATTCAAGCTGGGATCGACCAAATAGAATCTTATGGCGATGCAAGTTCTTTAAAACAATATGGCATAATAGTTTTACCTGGTACATATAGTGATACTATTAACTTATATCCATGGATATTAATATCAGGCTTTAATGATACAATTATTTCAGGTAATATTACTATAGGAACACAATCAGCATATAATGGTATATCTGATTTAAGAAATGGTTTAATTAATTTAACATTTGCATCATCAATAATTTCATGTACATTTGCAGTAAATAATCCATTAAGTGGAAATGTTTTTATTGAAAATTGTAGAACAGATAATAACTTATGTAATATTTCATATATTAATAATAATACTAATGTAACATTTGAAATTAAAAATACTGTTGGATCTTTCACATATTCAAATACAAATTCAGGTAAATCTATAATATTATCTTCCAGTTTTAATAACCCATCAAGTTTAATTACACTTCAATCATCAATATCAGAAATTAATTTTATAATGAATAATTCTTCATGCCCTTTAGTAACATTAAATAATACTGCAGCTCAAACTTTTAATGTATATTTTAATAATTCAAATGTAAATACTTATAATCTAACCAATGCTATCGCAAATTTTGATGTTACTTCAATGCCACCATTAGGTAATCTTATTCTTTCTGGTACATCATCTTATGTTTTAACATCTAATTCGTATGGATTAGGATATACACCAACAACTAGTTCTAATTGGACATTAGCAGGATATTCAATTCCAAATAATGTAAGATCCGCATTAGATTCATTAATTATTAAACCATCATCAAGATTTAACAGTCCAGCAGGTACCCAAACAAATGGAGGATATTTATGGACTAATACTTCTCCAGTTAATTTACCATTTGTCATAACAGGAGTTAATACTGTACTATATGATAATAATCAAGGATTTTATACTTTAAATAATCCCGTAGTATATAATGATGCAATATCAGGATTTGATAGTATAACATTTAATGTTGCATGTAATGTATCTATAACTTGTCAAATAGGTGCATTATTTGTATCTAATTCAGAAACAGTAGTATTAAAATTATATAAACAATCTGATTTTACAGGTAATATTATAACCACACCAACATTTTCACTTTCGTTTGTAACATCATTAGGTGCAATTAATTTTCCAGGATATAGTAGTGGTAGTATATTTAATATATTATGTAATGCGCATTTTAATGTTGGAGATGTTATACATGTAGGATTTTATACATCAAGCGGTGCTTTTACGGCTGAAGTATTACCACTTGCTAGTCATTTTTCATTAACAGTAATTTAAATATATCCATATTAAAACGTATTCTATAGTTATAAATACCTATTTATAGTTATTTATGAATAATATAAAATGGGGAACTCAAAAACCAAAGAAACGCCTAAATATATAATTATTAACGAGGAAGTAGAAGATACAGAAGATAAAGATAAAGCATTTAGAGAAAGAGAAGAGGCCTTTTATAAAGCTGAAAAGGCCTTAGAAATATTTAATAATGAAGGAGGAGAGTCTAATTATAACACATATATTAAATTCCGAAATGCTTATTATATTGCCTATGATAAATACGAAAAGTTAAAATAAATACCTATAAATAGGTACTTATTAATAGATAGTTTTAACTTCACGATAAATATATTTTCTTTTTAACCAATTAATATAATCCTTAAATATTTTAAGACAATTACGAGTTAACACTATATAACCACATATTTCTTTTTCTTTTCCGTCAAATCTTTTATATACATATCTATATCTATTACCTGTTAAACTAGGACAAAAACATATTTTATCTCCTTTATCCTTATATTTATAATTATAATCGATATTATGAGACCAATACCATTCATATTGACTGTATTTATTTTCAATAGCTAAAGTAATATAATGCTGATATTTTTCATGGTTAAGATCTAAATACTTTTTAAAATCATATTCAAAACAGTCAGGGATCTCCATATATATATATTCATCTTCGATGCAAAAATGTAACTTCTCAGGTTTACTTTCAAATATGTCGTCATCTTCCTCATTATTCGATACAATAGAATCTGGCGGATTTGTTAATATATTATAATCTTCAATATATTCTTTCATATATTCATGTGTTAAACCATAAACCCATAAAACCGCAAACTGTTCGTCTAATTCATCTATTTCTTTGATATCATTCACCGGTTTTAATTTAAAATCTATATATCCTTTTACATCTGCCGTAAAATCAAACACTTTAACATCGAATTTTTTACTTAATTTTTTACCAATAGCTAAAAGTTTCTCATAATCTTCATATTCAACATCTATATAAGTATCTAATGGTATACCGATGTAATCATCGTGATTTGAAAAATATACAAATTTATAACCCATATGTCCGAGATGAAAAACTGTTTTATTTAAAGTATCGAATAATACCATACCAGGTATTCCTCTTCCTCGATTTTCATAAATGGCGCAATTATTTCCATCCATTACTTCAGGAGCCATCACAAATTTATTATAAGGATCATTTGCAGCTATTTTATTTTTAAATATTTCTAAAATGTCAAAGTCCATTTAATATATATAAATATATATTTATAGGTATTTATGCTAAAAAATACATCAATAGAGGAATTAACCCACAACTAATAATTCCTAAATTTCTGATAAAAATAGTATCAAAACTAACCCCTACACAATTATAATAAGAATTATTATAAAGTATTAACGACCCAAGATTTAAATTACTCAAATCTTCTAAAATAACTTCTTTAATAATTTCAATAGTATCATGATCATAACCACAACCGCATCCATTATCTTCGTAAGTCATACATCCGTAAATATCATTATATATTGCTATGTTTCTGTTTAACCTATCAACTAATAATTTATCATTAGGATAAAGGGGTTTATGCATAGGACCTGAATAAAAAGTTAAATACCCTCGGATATTGTAAAACATTGTTTAATATATGATATAAATAATGATTTAGAGTGTTTTTTAAAATGCTTACTAATAAATGTTCATTTGATCCTTAACTTGTAATAATGTACCAGACATTTGTTATTTATATATAACATGGTAAAGTGTTTATAAAATATTATAATTTAAAATTATAATATTAAAAGAATATGGACAAGCTTAAAGATAAGATTTTTAATTCATTTGAAGAAGCTTCAAAATTCAAGCCAAAAATCAATTTTTATAATAAACAATCATATAATAGGGTTAGGGGGTCACGTGAGATTTTTAATTTTTATGTATATTTTGATAAGAAATTAGTAAAATATGATGCTGTATACAGAAGCGAAAACCCTGATTATGTAGCAACAGAAAATGATCCATTAAGTCCGAGCGGTGTTGATATTCAATATGATTATTATGGTGGTAAAAATTTCGATATATACAGTTTAGAAAAAGAATTCGAAGGTTCCGAACAACAAACATTCACAAAAAATAGTACTACAATGAATGGAAAAATTTATGAATGGCCAAAATTACCATCTGGTTTATATATTGTATCACATGAAGAGTATATTAAAAGATTAAATGAATATAAGGAAGAATTAAAAGAAGAAGGTAAAAATCCAACAAAAGGTAAATTTTTAGTTGAATATCCTAAGTCAAATTCTTTTTATAAGGCTGATATACCAAATACTGAAGTTAACTATGTATCAATAGCATATGATTATTTTCAAAAATACCCATATTATTATGCAACTGAAAATTTAAGTAATGATAAAGAAGATGGAAGATATTATTGGTCCCATTTTGGAACCCATGACCCTCTTATTTTACTTGCTAGTGAAGCGAAACCACTTAATGATACTATTAATGAAATAGAAGATAATGTAAGTAAAGCAGCAGAAGAAGTAGCTGAATCAGTTAAAAATGCGATTGATTATACAGTAAAAACAGGAGAAGAAATAATTACTACAGCCGGAGATGCAGCAGGTAAAGTTCTAGAATCAGCAGGTAATGCTGTAGGTAACGGATTATCTGGATTAGGTGGTTTATTAGATGATTTTATACCACTTGCTGTGTTAGCAGTTATAGGTCTTGGAATTGTAGGTGCAATTATTATTATTCGTTAACTACTATCGTTTCTTCTTCAAAAATAATTCTTTCAACTACTGGTATTTGATGTTTTGGTTTATATGGAATAGCTGTATTTACTTTTATTCTTTTAGAACGCCTTTCTAATTCTTTTTTATATAAATCAATACAATATATTAATGCGTGATAATCTTCATTTGAGCATTTAAGATATACAAACTTATCGTTATTCATTATTTATGATAATAAAAAAAAATATTTTTTTTGTTATCATAAATGCCAAAGAAATATACCTCTGAAGAAAAAGCTATCATTAAAGCTGAGAGACAACTTAAAGCAAAAGCTGATTATATTAAAAAAATGAAAGAAAAAAATCCAAATTATGTGTATCATCCTAGAATAACATCTGCTGAAGATAGAAAAATAATGGAAGATATAAAGAAAAAAGAAAAAGTTCTTCGATACATTAGTGCAAAAGAAGAAGCCGCAAAATTAAAAGGTAAAAAATATCATTATAAAGGTAAATTATTATAAAAATATATGAAACATTCATATATTTATTTAAATAGCTGGTTCTAAATCGACAGGTTCAGATTCAGGAGTTGAAACTATTTCTGGGGAAATATTAGTAAAATATGATGATGTAATATCTTCTAATCTTGCTTTATTTTGTGATAATGTAACATTTGGCATAATTAATACATTACTTATTCCTGATAAAACAGTTCCATATGCAAAATCATTTAATAATTTATCTTTAGGATCGAAATATTTTTCAGATCCGGCATAAAGACCACCAGCGATAATAGAAGGTAAAACACGACTATCACCCAATATTAAAGTTTCAGGGAACATTTTAAATGTTAAAAGTAATCCAATATAATCAGATAAACCAACTAAACCAGCTACCTTTAAATTGTCTTTTTCTAACCATTTACCAGTTTGAATACCTGAATATATGAAAGATAAAAGAAATGCAATTATTGCGGGATGTTTCATTTATAATTTATAAATAAAAAATATTTTTATTAATTAATTAATTAGTTACTTTCGAAGAATTTAATACTCATATTTCCTGTTGTGTCAATAGTACATTGTCCTTGTGTTAAACTTAATTGAAACCATACTAAAGCAGCTGGTACTGGATCAACACCATTTCCTGTTTCGGTTCCTCTTAATTGTACACTATTAACGTCGATAAATTCAGGGGCTCCATATGCTCCAAATTTTTCACAAAGGCGAACGTCTCCATTCCAAAAATCATAAACTGACATTTGTGGGAATGGACTTTGTTTATTATATAATGTCATAAGATATTTCAAATATTGTAATTTAGAACTTGCTTCAGTATTTAAAATTGCTAATGATGAATTTTGATTAAAACAATATAAATCTGCTTGACTTGATGAATTACCAAATAATGTATCTAAACATAGATATTGTTGTCCATTATTAGCTGATGTTGCAAAATAATTTCTTAAACAGTAATTTTTACCATAACTGTATAAATATGTTTGAAGAAATTGATTTCCAAGAGCTAATGAATTAATATCAGAATAATAACGTCTCCAATAACAAATATTAAATACTTGTGGCATTTCACGAGCACGAGATGATAATTTTCCTCTAACTTTTGAATTTAAAGATGTACCTTGAATGTGAATTCTTATATTTGTTATTACTAAATCACCAGGAGTAACAGCAGGACCGAAAGATTGTAATCCTGATTGCCATGTTATTTTATAATCAAATCTATTTTTTACAGATTTAGCGAAAATTCCAGCTTGAACAATAGTCATTGGTAAATCTAATAAAGCGACAACACTTGAACCAGCTGGTAAACCAACTGATGCATATTGTGGTGGATAATAACCATTAGCATTTAATGTTGTTGATATACCGATATTTTGTGCGATTGTAGAAAATTCATATGTTGATTGTGCTTGTTCTATTTCTTGGAAAAATAAAGGTTCAGGATAATAACGTGTTGAATTAGAACTAGTTCCACCTCCTCCTGAAATTTCTTCAGTAATATATGAAATAAATGAATGCCAATTATTTAAAAGAATTGGAGCTCCAGATATATTATTAATTGTAAATTCTAAGGTCATTTTCTTAAAAAGGTCTATTTCTAAATTTCCAGGATAGAAAGAAATTTGAGTTGGACCCTGATTACCTGGAGTTATATCAGTTAATGTTTGTGGCGTCAAATAAAGCGATTTAGAAGTATTCCCATCAGAAATTTTATGAAGTGTATTTCTTACCGAATATGAGTAATTCATTCCACCTACATTTTGTGATTTTTGTTCTGCAATTTGAGAATTTATATTTTCTATAACTGCCATTATTGTCTCTTTTAGACCATATTAAAAAAAAAATAATATTATTATTATTATAAAAATAATAATGACATCATATAGATATAAAACTGTTTGTTTGTCATCAGTTAATAGACTTAATGGATCCGAAAATCCTGCATCTTGTAATATTAAATTAGCTAATCCGATACGTTTAAATCAACTATCTAAAATAGTATCATTACAATTTTTTACATGGGCTTCAACACTTGAACCTATTAACCAATTTTATAATGCTATTCCATTTCAAGAAGATGTTGGACCTGTTGTTATAACTACTTTATCACCTGGATTTTATAATGCTATACCAGGAAACGTTTCAGCCACCGCATTAGTAGTAGCAATTGCAAATGCAATGACTACATCTAGCCCAAACGGTAGGATATATACAGCATCTATAAATCCATTAACTTTTAAAATTACAATCACTGTCAATGTTGGAACATTTGCATTATTATGGAATTCTGGTTCTACCGTACCATCTATTAAAAACACATTTTTATCTTATTGTTTAGGATATGGTGCAATCCAATTTGCAAGTGATACTATTCAAAATAATGCGCAAACTGGTTTAGATAATGTTTTAGTATCAACTCCAAGTTATTTTTTGATTGAATTATCTTCTCCTAGTGTTGTTACTCATGGGATAGATAACACATCAGATGGACAAGTAGCCACATTTATCGTACCTATAAATTCCGGAAGCATGGCGTATACTTTTTATTATAATCAAAGTACATTAGGAAATATAATTAATACTGATGTATCATCACCTTCTGGATTAATTGATCAGTTAAATGTTAAAATAACTAATTTTCCACAATATCCACCATTAGATTTAAATAAATCATTAGTAGATTGGAAATTTGTTATTAATATAATAGATAATTAAAAATTAATTCTTTAATATATGATATCGTTTTTTGATACCATGTCTTATTTTCTATTGACAGATTTATTTTATGTAATTGATCAATATGATTATGTATATTTATAGATTTATATATTATACTGTCTTTTAATTTAGAAGCCACATTTTTTTCATCTTCTGATGGAGTTTTTATTTTATATAATTCTGAAAGTTCACCGGAAAATTCATAAATATCATCAAGTTCATCCTTAATCTTTTCTTTTAAAAAATCTCTTATTTTTTCTGGTCTTATCGTGAAATTCATAATAATTTATATATTATTATATAAATTAATCAACATTATTATATGTATAATTTTTTCTTTCTGTAATTTGATCATTGATATAATTTTCTAACATATCCAATTCATCATATATATCAGATTTTAATTTATAAAATCTTTTAATAAGACTTTTATGAATTGGTGTATTTTGATGTCTTATTAGCTCATATGATGTACATTTCATTAATTTTAAATTGGATTCTATATTATCTATGTTCTCATCTATTTTATATATTAATGGTCCATTTCCAGCTAAAATAGAATCATCATCAATTTCAATTTCTTTTATATCGAAATCTTGAAATATTGAACTTATTTTATCGATAATATCACATGTGCTTTCATCTTTGTACATTTCATATTCATAATCATCATTAAACCCTAATATATTCTTATTACTGCTATTTAATAATCTTATTATATCTTCTAAATTATTAATAAGATCTTTCGTGTTTATCTTAACCATTTGATATATATGAGATTTTTTTTATCTTAATTCATTATCTATTATTATTTTCTTTATAAAAGCTGAATATGCTTTTTTGGCATTGCGTATTTTAATATCTGGATTATTATTTAAATTGCGTGTAATTCTTGCTACTGTTATTTGTTCATCTTTTTCTATCATTTCTTTAATCAATCCTATAATTTGCTGCTCTTCTTCACATTCTACTAATTCAGTAGTTTTACCATTTTTAATTACTTTATAACCAAATCTTGGTTTAGTTTGTAAAGTTCCATTTCTACTTTTATAATCCATACTATCCGACACTCTATTTGATATTGTTAATCTTTCATGTTGAGCATATGATGCTGTAATATTTAATAAAAAATCACCATTTGGTGTACTGGTATCAACATCTACATCTAAAAACATAATACTACACTTTTTTTCTTTAATTTGCTCTATTAGCTTAAGTGTATCACTCATTGAACGCGAAAATCTATCTAATTTTTTCGTAATAATTACCATTCCAGGCTGTAAATCTTCAAGCATCTTTTGTAATGATGGTCTTCTTATATCTTTACCTGATTTTGCTTCATCTACATAATGATCAACTAATTTATAATTTTTATAAGCACAATATTTTTCTATTTCTGCCTTTTGTATTTCTATAGAATCACCATCTTTTTGCATTGTTGTGGAAAACCTACAATATCCAAAGGCTAATTTTTTTTTCTCCATATTTATTTATATCTAAGAATAATTTTTAGAAATCTAATAATTATTTTCTTATTTTTTCTATAAATTTTTCTATTAATATTTATAGAAAAAATTCTATTTTTAATTTATATAAATATGAAAAGATACATTATGAAATTAATATATCATTTGTATTTCACGAAAAGCTTTTAGAATATTGTATAGCTATACCTTGCTTATATGCTTTTTCTTTTGCTGCTATTCTACTTTTTTCGTTAGAATAATAATATTTTTTACCTTGTTCTCCATATTTATAATATTTACCATATTCATCTTCTCCTTGTTTTATAGGCATTTATATATAAAAATATAACTTATATTTTAAGTATCTCATTATTCTTGAGCATATAATGATTGTTTAAATTTAATTCCTGTATATATTCCCACTTTTGTTGGTAATCTTGTTATTCCGTGAACATTTTCAGAACTATTCATATATGTTGTCATTGTTCTACCAAATTTTTGAGATGTTAATGATTGTAAATCATTAATTTGTACATATACATTATATAATTCAGCTGATGATGTTTGATATTTAGGATCTTTATCAAAATATTTATCTATTATATAACCTATTGAATATTTTTCTTCAATATCAGCAATATTTGACTTTTTCTTAGTAGGTGGTTTAATCAATGATAATGTGGACATTTTATATTTATATAAAAAAATATTATTATTTTAATAATATTTATATTATTTAGTATTAATAGCACTTATTTTAATATTATTATTAATTAATGGCATTTTGATAATATTTAATTTTGGAGCTATTTTTGGTACATTAAGCGATGATGATGTTATAGAAGCCAATACATCAGAAGCAAATACTGGAGAATGTATTTGAGTTGCTACTATTGGGGATTTTTTATTATCTTCGTATGATATATTAGCAGCTACTATTGGGGATTTTTTAACATCTTCATATGATATATTAGCAGCTACTATTGGGGATTTTTTAACATCTTCATATGATATATTAGCAGC